TTTGTAGAACCAGTTGCATTATCATTTAAAGTAGCGTCATCTGAAGCAGACGTAAAACTTTCTGCTACTGATAATCCTACTCTATATGAAGGTGTGTTTGTATATTTGTCTAATACTAAAGTTGAAGCAGCTACATTTACAAAATATCCATTAATGTAATAAACACCTTCAGCAACACCAGCCGCTGAACCTGTATGAGTTGAAGCTACAACAGCAGTTGGAGTACCACTTCCATCTGAAGTAATTGTTTCTGTATCTGTAAATGTTGTAGCAGCGTTATCTGTTCCTGTCTTATCGTATTTTACGAATAGAGTATCTGGATCAGTACCATCTGTAGCAGCAACTCCTATACATTGAGCAACTACTCCTGAAGTTCCTCCAGTTAAAGTTGTGTTATTATAATCGTTTATGCTTGAAGCTGATTTAGATGTTAATTTGATTGCTGTATAATTTGTATCAATAGATAATTGTCCAGGAATAACAGATGAACCACTTTTAAATACGTGGTCACCAAAACTCTCAATCTGATTCTGTACTATAGTTTGTGATTGTGTTAGTTCCCTTGCTTGAACAGCAAACGCTGGTCGGAACAATACCCGATGGTAGTTATTCGACTTGGAATAATCGTCATAATAGGGACTGACATTAAAATCAGTTGGACTTGGCATACTATTTTTTTCCTAATTATTAAAATTCAACAATCAATTTGATGTTTTCAGTTTGGTCAGTTGCCCTTGTAATTGGTGCTCTATTTTCTAAATAAATTATATCACCGTCATCAGCGTCTAATTCAGAAACAGAATATCCACTTGCAAAAGTTGTTCCATTAACGGTTGAACTATCTGTAGTATCTGGAGTACCAGTTGGAGAAGTTCCACCCTGGCCAGTTATTACATTACCAGCACTAAAGCCAGTTAAGTTACCATTACTATCAACACCTTCATCATTGAATCTTGTTTGTATGTAATATAAGATTCTATTTACAGAATCCCACTCTACTACTTTACCAACAGCACCAGTTGTTGCTTGATTAATTTCTTCGTCTACCGAAAAAGTTCCTGGTGTTGGTGATGAAGCAAATCTTACTGCTTTTGTTGCTCTTAAAGTTGCCGCACTTGCAGCTGAACCACCTGATTTTGGATCTCTTATTAAAGCGATTTTTCTAAAATCATTAGCGGCAGATACGTCTGAACCAGAACCTGTTTCAACACCTTCAAAGTTTACATTCATCATTACATAAAATCCACCTAATTCTTTAATAGCATTAAATCCGTGGCCACCTTTTGGTGGAATTATTACATCTAATTCAGCGCCTGAACCATTACCACCAGCATTTGTAGCTGCGATAATATCAGCACTTCTAATATATGCAAAAGTATATCCTGTTCCAGCAGTTGTAACCGTAACCGAAGATACAGCACCAGAAGCTAAAACAACTGAACATACTCCACTACTTCCATCTCCTCTTATAGGGACAGCAGTAATTGTTCCAGTTGTTGCACCACCAGATACGTCATAAGAAGAACCAGCAGTCTTAACTTTGACAATCTCTAATGCACCATCAACAGCTGCAGAACTCACCGTTGAGTTTGTAGCAACACCCATAAAATCTGTAGATAAAAAATTTGTTTGCTGTGAAGCAGACAAAGAATACAAATATTTCCATTTGTATCCATCTCCAGTTGATAATATAGATGTTGATGTTCCTGTAGGTTCAACTGTTGAAGCAGCGTTACTATTATTATCTAAACACTTATAAACATTATAAGTGCTTGATACAACATAAAACGTTGCGTCATATAAACTTGTTGCACCACTATTAGCGGCTTGCGTGTTTGTAGTTCCAGTTATTCGATTACCATAATCGTGTCTGTAATAATCGTATACCGTACCTGTTGCCCAATTTCTTCTTGGTACAACGTAAGAGGTATCTGCACTACCTAATTTTTTAGCGGCGATTGCTTCGTCAAATTGATAAAATTCTGTGACTATATCATCCGCTGGTGTTATAGGAGCTGCATCCGAACCTTCGTTTTCGGTACGTGAATCACCCCTTGTTGATGTTGCATAGGCTTGTGGCCGTCCCAACATCATATAATACACATTCGGTGAAGCTTCGGAAAATGATTCCTTAAATTGTTCAGCGTTGTGTATTCTGAATTTATTGGTTACTATTGCTGGCATAATTTTGTTTCCTTCTAATATTTATAATAGATATTTATATCCCTTCTCTATTAACTTGGTACAGCTGTAATATGTGTTGGCATTGCTAGATTTGTTCTAACTCGTCTGGAACTATCTGTTGCTAACATCTTCATTAATGCAGTTGTACCATCTAATGAACTATTAGTTCCTGTTATTACTAAACTATTTAGATTATTTATTGTGTAACCTTTTATATCATTATCTTCATATAAAAGATTATCTCCATCAGTTTCATCAAGTATATGACCCGATCCTATTCCTTCTTCTAATGCAATATGAATACCATCAGCAAAGGTTCTAAACACTTCTCTATTGATACTATTAAATCTAGGTCCTGCATATAAGAATCCTCTTTTTATTTCTGTTCCCGCAGCTGTAATTGAGCCACCTGAACGCATTGCAATTGTTATTGCTCTGTTTAATGTTAAATCTCTTGTATTTGGTGTAAAGTGTTCACTTGTAGTATCATCTAAATCACCATAAACACCTACGTGAGGATTAGCACGTAAAGTTGTTCCATCATCTACGGTACCTAATCTTCGTCCTAATATAGGAGCAAAAACAATTTTAATAACACCTTGTATAACTTCAACAATACCAGTATTGATACCGGTTACGTTTCTCAATCTCAAATCTAATTGTGATTGTATATTAACTTGTCCTGTAAAGTAGAATCCAGAAGGGTGTAATGTTTTCTTATAACTATCTCTCCAATCAGCAATTGAACGACCTACTTTAATTACATATGAATAATCCTGATAGTATAAACTATCTTGTATCTTCATTGTATTTTCTGAAATAAATCCATCTTCATTAATATAAGACCCTTGCGTGACTACTACTGAATCAACCGTAGTTGTTGCTGTCGCTGGATCTAATTTACTAATAGTTGCAGTTGTCCCACTAGGAGAAGCTGTAATTGTTTCTGCTAATTGAAAAGGTCCATTGGAAACTGATTTAACTTTTAATACTTGCGTTGATGAATTATAACTAACAACAGAAGCTGTTGCGTTTGAAGTTCCACCAGTAATTGTATCAGACGAAGTAAATCCAGCTGATGGATTTTTAACTACTAGATAAGTTGGTAATTCTAATGTTGGTGGAGAAGGAGATAAATTATAATCATATCCTAATTCAATATTTTTTAATGATTGAACTCTACCAATTTCATTACCATAAGCTAATACAACAGCATTTGTTCCACCAGAACTTGTAACCACTACAGATGGTAAAGAACCATATCCGTGGCCACTTTCTATCATTCTAATGTCTATAATATCTCCTGTACCTGTTCCAGACTCTTGTACAACTTTATTTCCTGTATATGGATCACCTCTATTTGTTTCATCTTCAAATACTATATGATCCGTTGAGGACATTCCAGTTGTTCCTGTTTCAGGACCAATCGCACCATTAACTACAGATACTTTTGCTTGAGCACTTGAACCACCTGTATCTGTATTTGTAAATGTAATTGAATCACCAATTTCATAACCAGAACCTGCTGTATCTATAATAATGGATTCAATACCACCTCTGCCAGTATCATTAACTTGCATAGTGGCACCTGTTCCGCCACCAGTTATTGGAATTGTATCTCCTGTATTATATAAATGTCCATCATTTGTAATTGTGGTTACATCTGGACATCCAGTTATTGTACCACTTAATAAAACATCTTCATCGGTATTATCTGTTCCTGAAAGAATTTGTCCTATAACAAACGTTCCTACAATAGATTTTGTACCTAAAGTTATTTCAGTAATTTCTGTACCACCAATTATAATTTTAACTACCGATTCTACAATTGCTGTAGCTTCATTTATATTAAAATCACTAGGATCATTTGGTTGAGTAATTGTTTGACCAATTAATTTTGTTAAATCATCCGTGCCAGTTGATTTAACTCTTATTATGGTTCTTGTATCCCAAGCTCCATCGGAGACACGTATCATTTGTTCTTTAGGATAAATTATATCAGCACTTTCATTAAAGAGTAATCTAAAAAATAATTCACTTGCTCTTCTAGTTCCTTTTGCTCTATAAAGTGATTTAACATTTTTAATTAATTTTCTTTTATCTACACCACTATACAATGTATCTGGTATAGTTTGTAAAAAAGAATTTCTAAATTTTGTTAAAAATCCTTGGATTGTTTTATCTGGATCAGGATAATCTAAAAGTTGTTGAATATTTTGTACAGGATTTGCTCTATATTTTGCTATGGTAGCAATTGAACTAGAAATACCTCCACTAATAGTTTCACCTTCAATAAATTTATTTTCAGCATTAATGAATAAACGAGAATTATCTAAATCTTCAACCAAAATTGTTGAAGTTGCTCCAGATGTAGAACCTGTAATTACTTCACCGTTTTGAAAATGTCCATAAGTAGTATCTTCAAAAAGTATTTTATCTCCAATATCTAATTTATGAGAATCACTAGAATTTAATAATAAGTAATTTATTGAAGCAGTAGCAGTTTCTAATTGAACATTATCAGGTGATAAAATTCCTGATAAAGTCATTTCACCACATTCCATAAAAGCGTAATAAGCTTTTACCCATTCTAAAAATTTAGGATGGTCTGATAAAACAAACTCTGGCGCCTGTTGTTTTATAAGGTCGGATAATTTATCTGTAAATTTGGCCATTGTTAGTAGCTAGTTGTAGTTGTATAACCAATACCTGCACCGGAAGCACCACCTTCAAAAGTATCAGCCTCAACCGTAATGCTACTATTGGCTACGTCTATTGATAAGACTTGATTTCTTACTGGAACAATATCATTTGAACTTGGTGTTACCGTTAATTCAACAACCGTAGAAGCTTCGCCTCTAATATTTTCTATTGAAGAAACGTTTAATGAATTTAAAACAATATCTCCTGTACTATAATCAATTGTTCCTTGAGTATTATTTGTATATGTTTTAACTGAACCAACAAGATAATATAATCTTACATTACCTGAACCATCATCATTTACATAATAGATATTAGTTGTATCACCATCTATTTTAAATCCAGTAGAAGATAAAATACCTCCCGCTGATTTATTATGTTCGCTATGTGGATTATATAATGCGTTTGAAAAACTTATAGTATATTTTGTTGATGTACTTAATGCTGGTGTAAATGATTTTCTTAATTTAAGAGTTGTTATATTAGATAGTATAGCATTTGTATCCACATCATCAATAGTATCTAAAACTTTTGAATATCTAAGCATATTATCAAATTGTTGTAAAGTTGTTGTATTGTAAGTTGTTAATGCGTCTGTAATTTCTGATTTTAAAGTAGTGGCTGCTTTTGTAGTTGCAGCTTCCTTATATCTTACATTTGAAGTTAATAAAATATAGGTTACTTCTGGATCTATAATTACTGGTGTCACCGATCCAATAGAATAATTTTTTAAAGTAGTCACAATAGAATTTTTAGTTGCTGTCGTTAAATTAGAACCTGTCTTTGGATAAATTGAAATATAAACTCGTCCATAATAAGGCGTTGAGTGATCCTCTCCACCCCAAGCACTTACCGATTGTGTATTAGCATATAATTCTTTTACTTTTGCTTTATAATCATCTATGGTTACAGCACGGTCTTGAGCTGCATAAGATTTAGGTGCATTAAATTTAATTGATTCATTTGATTCTGATTCGGCACCATTAGCTGCATTTGAATTAGTTGTAATTGCAACTTGACCAAATCCGCCAATATTTCCTGATAAAGTAAAACTTGAAGCACCATTGGCAGCTTCTTTATTTGAAACTACATAAGATAATGAAATAATATTTTCATCATCTAATTTTTTACCGGTTACTCCATCACCAAAATAAATTTCAAATTGACCATCTTCTGCTTCTTGTAAAAAATAAACTTTTGATGTATCTGTTAAACTAGTAATACCTGTTGCCAAAGTATAAGTGTTTGTAATAGTATCTGTAGAACTATTTTGAACCGTTACCACTAAAGTATCTGTATCAGCATTTGCTGAAGGAATTAAAAATCGTTGGTCAATATCAGTAGTGTCTACTGTATAGGTATAAGTGATATATGTACCTTCATATATTTTTAAATTTGAAAAAGTATAAACTCCATCCACAGGAGAAATAACCGTATCGCCTATGGTTACAAAATTATATGAAACACCATCCACCGTTGTCATAAATTGAGTTCCTGCTGAACAAGTTAAAGTTGCTCCTGTAGCATTATTAACAACTACGTTAATATCAGCAACTGGTGCTCTTGGTGAATTTGGAGTATAACCTAAAGTCTTGGCGTGAGATACGATACTATTTCTTAAATCTGCTGTATCAATAAACATTTCATTACCCATAACATTTGCATTATAAGCTAAATAATGTGTATTGTAAGCAAGTAAGTCTAAAAGAACTGCCATACCAGAACCTTCAAAATCATAATCTTTAAATTCGTCCTGATTAGACAAAAAACGTTTTAGATTTGCTTTAACACTTGTAAAATCTAATTCTGATATATCTAATTTACTTGTTGTTGCCATTTTATCTTAACCTTTGTAAAAATTCTGTTATGGTGACTGGATCTGCTGTAGTATTAACAACACGAAAACTTATAGTACATAGATATTCATTTCTATCTATATCACCTTGCACTAATATACTTGTTAACAGAGCTCTCGGTTCATATACATTAATAGTTTCAGCAATTCTATCCTTTAATAATGTTTCAATTATAGGTGTCATATTTTCAAATAACAATGCTCTAATACCACTACCTAATGTTGGTTGAAAAGGTCTCTCTCCTTCATTTGTATTAATTAAATTACGAACAGACCTTTTGACTGCTTCAATATCATATAACTTTGCAACATCTTTAGTTGCAGGATTTCGTGTAAAGTTTAAGTTTAAATCACTAAAAATTCTAACGGATCGTTTGGATCTATTTGTACTTGTTGCGTCATAGTTTGCCATATACAATATTTATACGATTATCCTGCA